GACAAGGGAGTCTATGACATTGCCAAAAACTTTGCTGAAAGAGTAGGTAAAGGTGAGGTAGAAGCTAAGCCGGAAGTTCAAGAAGAAACTAAAAAATCTTTGAATTTATAGAATCCTGCGGGAGTGGACGGCGAAGCGAGAGTGGAACCGTCCACTATTAATTTATGAATGAGAAGATAGAAAAACAACCTGTTTCCTATGAAGATTGGATAGATCTTGGCAGGGTTATCATCCCTTGTTTTAAAGGGATACCTGAAGTCAAGGATTGGTCCAATCCGGATTTTAAGATAACGAAAGAAGAATGGAAACAAAAATATCAACACTGCGAAATAGCACTACGATTAGATCAAGATACAGATTTTGATATAGATAATCCTATTGTACAAAGATTTACAAATTTATATTTAAAAAATAAAAATGCAGTTTTTGGAAGATACAGTAATCCAACAAGTCATTATATTTGGAATGACCAATTAAAATTTAAACAATTTACATTACCAAAAGAATTAGAAAAGTTTTGTAAAAAGTTTTCACACGGTAACACACTTTGTGAAATAAGAAGTGATGCAAAACATTATACAATAGTTCCAGAATCTCAACACAGCAAAGCAGATGAAGTTGTTAAGTGGGAAGTATTTAATGGATTTAAAAAATACCCTGGAGATTTAAAATTAGATTTAGGCAAGATTGCATTGTCAACTGCACTATGTATTTTATATGCAAGCTCTGGTCAAAGAGATGCTTATTGCACAGCTATAGCAGGTGTTTTAATTAAACACACTGAATGGTCCGAAGAAGATATAAATAATTTTATTTTACAAATTGCTAAAGAAGCAAACGATGATGAGTATGAAAAAAGAGGAACTAAAGGAAGTACAATTAAAAAAGCACAACGTAAATATGGTATGCCTAAACTGGCAGAGATAATTGGTTGTGATCAAAAATCTATAGCAGAAATATTTTCATGGATTGGTATAAATGAATCTGTAAATGAGGCAGCTAGAGAATCTATTGGAGATATAATAGAGTATGGCGGTAACAGATTTCATGTAGAGGTTAATTCAGTATTCCAAGGTAAAACAGAAAAGAAAGTTGTAACCATAGATGGTCCAACACTTAGAAATAGAAAATTGTTTTATGATGCAATCATAAGTCAAGCTTCAGTTTGGATTCCTAAAATGAAAGATGATGAATTTGAAACTGTAATGAGGATGAAATTTGAATCAAGAACTTTATCAGAATATTATGTTGAAGAAGCTGATGAAGATTTAAAATTTAAAAAATACTTTAGTAAATATATTCAAGAGACAAAAGCGTATACTGACAAGAAGGAATTAGCTAACTATGGTTTTCCATATTACAATATGAAAAGAGCACAGTTAGAATTTGATTTAGATTCATTCGAAGACTATTTACAAAAACAAAGAGTTAATTTTGAAAGAGTAGATTTAGTTTTAAAGATACAAAGAATTTTAAAAGCTAGAAAAATAAAAGGTAAAGTTAATAATAAATCTTGTGTATCTTGGAGAGTATTTAATTATGAATTAAATAATGACGATTTAATTATAGAAGGAGAAGCACAAGAGGTAAAGGAGATAACAAATGAGTCCTAAGTTTATCTCAGGTCCTCCAGGTACAGGGAAGACTAATATGTTTTTAACTGCTAAATATTTAGAGTTATTAAAAAAATATTCACATAATAATATAATAGTATTATCTCATACTAATGTTGCAGCTGATGAAATTAGAGATGCAATACTTGAACTACCAGAAATAAAAGAAAAAGGACTTACTAAAAAGTCTTTAAAATATAAAATTTGTACTATTCATTCTTTTTGTAAAAGCAGATTAGTGGGTAAAAAAGAAGTGTTTGATGCAGATGATCATAAAAATTTAGGTATGATAAATACTTTATTTAAAATTCAATCTATTCAAGGATTTGATCCTGATAAACATAATTTTTATAAATATTTAAAAGACGCATTTGGTAGAGGTTATGATGACTTAAAACAGTTTTGGAAAGTATGTGATCGAGATTCTTACAGACCTTACAGCATTAACATGATTGAAGAAATGGAACCTATTTATATTGATTACAAAAAAAATAATAATGTTTGTGACTATGATGACATGATTAAAGAATTTTTAGACAAGGCAAAAGAACCAGACATAGATGCATTAATTGTAGATGAAGCTCAAGACAGTAACGTTGCTCAAACAGAAGCATTAGAAAAGATGTCAACCAATGCAAAAGAATATTATATGGTAGGTGATGCAGATCAAACTATATTTGAATTTGCAGGAGCTAAGGCAGATTACTATCATAAATTATCTAAAGATGCAGAACAATTAGAACAAGGTTATAGATGTGGAGAAACTATTAACAAATTATGTAAGAGCATAATCAAACCTATATGGGACCACTATGGTTATGATAGAGTTTGGAAACCCGCTGAAGGTATAGTTGGCAATCATTATTATTTACCAAGTTTAAAAACTAAATCTAGTGCTATGGAAAAGCTTTTAGATAAAATAAAAAATACTAAGGAAACTTTTTTATTTACTTTTAGAGGCAACCCTTCTGATACTTGGGTCAAGGAATTTTTTAAAGATCATGGAATCGAGTTTGCTCATGTAGGGAACACGGCTCACGTGCCAAAGAAAGAATTAAAATGTCACAAACTTTGGCCAGAATTTGTAAAAGGTAAACCAATGACATTGAAACAAATAAAAGATTTTTGGGAGTATATGGGAAGTAAAGTAATTGTGAAAGGTAAGGGAAAAGAAACTTTTGAAGATTGGATTAACCAAGATTACACAATAGATACTTTAATTAGTAAAGGTTATTTAAAACCAACACAAGAAACTGATTTTGCAATGGTTAGAACTAAAACAGAAAAAGATAGATTAGTTTATATAAATAAAATTTTAAGAAAAGGTTTTGATTTTGATGGAGATATTAGAGTTCAATATGGAAATATTCACACTGTAAAAGGTATGACATTTGACAACGTTATTGTTGATTTAACTGCAACAAGAAAAGAAGATTATTTTACTCAATTACGATTAAAATATGTAGCCTATAGTCGTGGCAGAATAGATTGTTGGACTATAGCATCACAAGGTAAATATACATTAGGAGGAAGAAGATGACACACAAAGATATGTTTAAAGATATAAGTTATGAATCATTAGAAAAGCAGGTAGGCGGGAAACATTATAAGTCTCTAAAAATTCAACCTGCACACTTTATAAATGAAAATAAACTTTTGTTTGCAGAAGGTAATGCAATAAAGTATATATGTAGACATTCAAACAAAGGGAAAGCAGAAGATATTAAGAAAGCAATTCATTATTTAGAAATGATATTGGAGAGGGATTACAATGTGTAAACATCCAGAAGACTTAGATCTAAAAGGAATAGATACTGTAGCGATTGATATAGAAACCTATGATCCTAACCTTAAAACAAAAGGTTTAGGAGCTATAAGAAAAGATGGTTTTATAACTGGTGTAGCTGTAGCTACCGGGAAAGATACGGTTTATTTTTCATTAAAACATAGTGATGATAATAAATCAGAAGAAGAGCTGGCTAAGTTTTGGGAACAAATGAATAAGAAATTGTTGCAAAACCCTGATATTACAAAAGTTTTTCACAATGCAATTTATGATGTCTGTTGGCTAAGATCGACTACCGGTAAAATGTTACAAGGTAGATTGGTTGATACTATGATTGCAGCATCAGTAATTGATGAAACTAGATTTAAGTATTCATTGGATTCTTTATCTAAAGATTATTTAAATGAATCAAAATATAAATATGATTTACAACAAAAAGTTTTAGAGTGGTCTGATGGTATGATTAAAGACCCAATGACTAGCATGCATAAAATACCTGGAGAGATTGCAAAAGACTATGCAAAGCAAGACGTGGATTTAACTTTAAAGTTATGGAATCTTTTTGATAAAAAACTTGACGAAGTATTATATACCAAAATACATGAAAATGGCAAGAAGGAAGAAAAAACTTGTAGAAAAATTTTTGAATTAGAAACTAAATTATTTCGTTGTTTAGTTGACATGAAATTTAAAGGCGTTAGAATTGATGTTCCTAAAATTAAACATTTTGGTGAACACCTTACAAAAAGAAAAAATCAAATATTACAAGCAATAGAAAATGAAACTGGTGTCAAGATTGATATCTGGGCAGCTGCATCTATAAAAAATTTATTAGATCAACAGGGTATTACAGATTACAAAGTAACTCCTAAATCTAAAATGCCACAACTTCCAAAAGATTATTTAAAAACACACAAGAATAAATGTTTAAGAATGATTGCTAAAGCAAGAGAATATGACAAGGCAGTTAATACATTTATCACAGGATTACTAGGTTATGTACATGAAGGCAGAATACATGCAGATGTTAATCAAATTAGATCAGATGCTGGAGGTACTGTAACTGGAAGATTTTCTATGTCTAACCCTAACTTACAACAAATACCATCTAAAGGTTATATTGGTAAAAAAATGAGAGAGATGTTTTTACCTGAAGAAGGTATGAAGTGGGGTAGTTTTGACTACTCACAACAAGAACCAAGGATTGTAGTACACTATGCTATCAAATTAGGTTTACAAAAAACAGAAGATTTAGAACAAGAGTTTAATAAGAATGATGCTGACTTCCATCAAATTGTTGCTGATATGGCAAAAATTTCTAGAACACAAGCAAAGACAATTAATCTAGGATTGTTTTATGGTATGGGTAAAATAAAATTACAAGCTGAATTAGGTTTAGATAAACTACAAGCTAAAAAATTATTTGATGAGTATCATAAGAAAGTACCTTTTGTAAGAGATTTATCTCAAGGTTTAATTGAGTTTGCAAAAGAAAATAAACTTTTATTTACTCTGTATGATAGGTTTTGTAGATTTAACAAATGGGAAACATTAGACAGAGAGTGGGATCCTGTAAGAAATAGATACAAAGAAGTTAAATTATATACTGAAGAAGAAGCTCGACAAGCTTTTAAAGCTGAGATGTTAGAGAAATATAAAGAAGGTAAAATAGATCCTAATTATATGGATAACTTTGAATATAATTATACACCTGCATTTACTTACAAAGCTTTAAATAGATTAATCCAAGGATCTGCGGCTGATATGACAAAAAAAGCTATGGTAGATTTGTATGAAAAAGGTATAATACCTCACATACAGATACACGATGAATTGTGTATATCTGTTGTGGATGATAAACAAGCTAGTTTAATTAAGGAGATTATGGAAACAACCATACCAGATTTTACTATAAAAAATAAAGTTGACTTTGAATCTGGACCAAATTGGGGTACAATCAAATGATCTATGTCTTATTTAAATGCAAACATACCACCAATATACTGTAAAGTAAGGAAGGAGTACTTATATGACTTTACCGGACATCATGGAGAAAGTGAAGATTGCGTTATCTTCGGGTTGGCAAGCATTAGTGGGAAAGCGCTCTTATTTCATATTATGTTACCGAATGGTGCGGTCTTTTATAGATTGCCTATCTCAGCGTTTTTCCAAAAACATCTTTCAAGAACCGAAGTGCCGGATATGTCAGTCGACAAGTTACAGCTGTGGAACTGTTTTAGTTATTGGCCTAGTGTCCATTGCTTTGATTGGCTGGCTGGTATAGACGGAAAATTCTTAGGAAAAGATAAAAAATTTTACGAAGGACAATACTTATTTACTGTTGACTGGGCGCATCCAGAGACTAATATACTCAATGTTGAACATTCTGAAATACCTCAAGAGCACAAGTGTGCACATATACTGGCTCTTGCTAACGGCAATTATGCAGCTCAGCCTAATAATCGTATTTTGTGGCACGTTAATAGTTTTACTACTGACACAAGTTGGCCTGACTATAAAGTGCAAAATACAGTTTGGGATGTCGAAGGCTCGGATTGGGTTACAGAAGATTCTGACAAAATGTTTTATGAAGTAGAGGAAACAAAAGATTAATATGGAGATTGTTACTATGGATTACAGATTCACAGCAATATTAATTATATTATTATGTCTCATGGCATTTTTTGGAGGACCCGTAAGATGAGAAAACAATGTAAACAATGTAAAGAAGCGTTTGATGCACAAGATCAATTTGATTTATTTTGCAGCAAAGAATGTAAGGAAGAAGCATTAGCAGAATTAGATTCAGATTCTGATGAGTGTTTGTCATGTCAATAAAGAAACCACTAACGATATCGGAAGAGGCATCTGTGCAGATGCCAATGAAGACGGTTGCCAGTTTGATCGCGCTCGTCGCAATTGGAACCTGGGCTTATTTTGGTTTGATTGAAACACAGAATCAACATCATACTAGATTACAATTAATGGAATCCGATGTTGAAGATAACACGGAGTTTAGAATTAAATGGCCTAGGGGTTTAATGGGTTCATTGCCCGCTGATTCTGAGCAGTTCATGCTTATTGAGGATTTATATAAACAAGTTGAGAAGATGCAGCAAACTCAAGAAATGAATATGACCAACAAAGTTAATATAGAATTTTTAATGAAGCAGTTAGATAAAGCTCAAAAGGATATAGAAAAATTAAAAGACAAACAACGGGAGTTTGCTAATGGAAACGGTTATTAGCAGTGTCGTTGCTCTCTGTATGTTTATTGCAGGAGAATTGCAAGAACACAGAATACAAGGGTCTATGTCTGATTGTTTAAAGGGTAAAAGACTTGCAGAACGTGATATAAATGTTAATGTCACTTATAAATGTGGTAATGTAAAAGTTGAATTAGAAGAAAATATAGATGGAAGTAAATCAATAAAAAAAATATTAGATCAATAATGATTAAATTTTTTAAATTTGCCCCTGAAGTTGTTAATGGTACATGTCCTACCTGTGAAGAACAAACTTTATTAGTAAGTGTGACCAGAGACCAATACCGATGTGTAACTTGTGGCACTGATTTACAACAACATATTAATGGTAAGATTAGTTATATTCCTGTTATTAGTTCACCTAAAGATATAGAAACAATTAAAGGTTTTAAAGATGGCTAAACAAAAATTTGTACATTACGTACCTAGACCAGACCCTCCCAAACGTCCTGGCCGTCATAAGAAAAGATTAAATAAGGCAGAAAAAAGGCATAAGAAAAAATATAATCGACAAGGCCGTTGACAACTTTCTTGTAATATCTTATTCTCCTAAAAAAGGAGAAAGTATGACAAAACAAAAAACATTAAAACTTAAAGTAAATGGTATTAGTTCTAAACAATGGACTAACTTTGTTATAGAATTAAATCTTATGGCAAAAGCATGGAAACCTTATGGTGTCGATGTCAAGTTACTGGCACCTGGTGTAAAAAATATAATTGCATGGGGGAGAAGAGCTAATGAGTCACAAAAAAATCTCGGATAACTTAGACGCTATTGCAAATGAATATCATAAAACTAAAGATCCTTACTACAAAGATCTTTGGTATAAAAAAATAAAGGAAATAGTTAGTGGAATTAATCATACTTCAGGATGGGATTTACAATCTGATACCGGTCACGAAAGAAATGATAAATCTAAAAGTTTACGCAAAACTTGATTGTTTCGATCTTTGTAACATTATACGAGAAGCATTGACCACGTATCACGGACCATGGAACAGTTATTTCATGAACGATGGTAGTGGTCAGTTTATTGGTTGTATCTGTTAAACGTACCTACCCTGAAGAGGGAAATAATGAGGGTAGGTAAATGGTGAGAAGATAACCCCCATTAACAGATTATGATTGATCTGTCAAGATTTCTTTACAAACCCATTTAGTAAATAGCATTTCTTCTTCAATAACCTCAGATTTTACTTCTCCAAATAAATATTCAAACGATAAACCATAGCCATCTTTTACGCACTCGTAATAATTATCGTAGTACAATGGCTTCTCATTAAACAAACGACACTCCTGGCTAATTCCAGAACAAATAAAAATTGCTAAAACAAAAGTTTTTATCATTGACAATCCTACAAACACCCCTATATACTGGTTATAAATTATGAAAGGAAACGCATATGACTGATATGACTAAATATAAAAATGTTTCTCTATCGAAGAAAACATACTCGGTTTTAGAAAGATTGTCTAAAAGTATTTTACCTGAATTTCCAGGTGGAAGACTATCAATTGCTAAAACTATTGAATACATTGCAAATGAGAAAGCGAAAAATCTTAATGGCAAACTCAAAAGTTAAGAGAAAATACATTTGTCCTACTTGTAAAGGTAATGGTTTTTTAAAAATAACTTACCCAGAAGAAATGATCCAACAATGTTGGGATTGTGATTCGCAGGGAGAACTTTACGAGTATGCAGATGAAGAATTTGATCCTAACGGTTTACCAAAAGACTACACTGAAAGATATAATTAAATGCATATTACAAATGATCATTTAAATTTAGCATGGGCAGCCGGATTGTTTGATGGTGAAGGCTCTGTTACTTATAAAAAATATAAAGAAAAAAAACGTAATGGTACTTACGACTGTTGGCGTATTGCTATGGAAGTATCTATGACTGATGAACCAACGATTAGAGTATTACACGATATTTTAAAAGTGGGTACGGTTAATAAAAAACCAAGAGACAAGACGGGTCACAAAATGCAATGGCGTTGGCGTTGTGTGTTTCGTGATGCGTATAATGTTGCAATGGCTTTCTTTCCTTTTGCACATACTAAATCGCATAAGCTTGGTCAAATTATAGAGCATTACGCAGAAGAAAAAGCAACTATGGAAAATGTAATTAACTTACAACATTATAAATTATGGATAGCTAAAAAAAATGTACAGGAAACTTAAATGATAAAGCGTAATGAAAAATTTAAATATATTGAAGGCAAACAGCTCACGGATCACGGAACAGGGACCAGAGTTTATGAAGTCGTAGGCACTAAACTTCCCTCTGTAACTACTATTCTTGGTGCAACTAAAGATCAAGAATTTTTAAAAAGATGGAAAGCAAAAGTCGGTGAAGCAAAAGCCGAAGAAATAAAAAATCTATCTAGCAAACGCGGTACGGCGATGCATAAATTTTTAGAATGTTATATTGAAGGTTCTGGTTATGATGATCTAACTGATATCGGAGTCCAGGCAAAACCTATGGCTCAGAAGATCATAGACATAGGTCTAGCGCCGGTTGATGAATATTATGGGTCTGAGGTCACATTATACTATCCTGGCCTTTACGCGGGCTCTACAGACCTTGTATGCAGGCATAATGGCATGGATACTATCATTGACTTTAAACAAGCAAATAAACCAAAAAATAAGGACTGGATTGATGATTATTACCTGCAAATAGCAGCATATTGCATGGCCCATGACTATGTATATAACTCAAAAATACAACAAGGTATTATTATGGTCTGTACGCCTGATCTTTATTTCCAAGAATTTAAGTTCAAAGATCATGAATTAAGACAATGGAAACATAAGTTTTTAAAAAGATTAGACATGTATCATGAACTAATGCATAGTGAAAAACAAACAAAAGAACCAATGAAAGAGGAGGACTTTAATGACAAAAAAGACTGAAGATTTAGATAGATTGTGTTGGCATTGTAATACAAAATTATTGTATGGCGGTGAGCATGATATATCTCAAGAAGATGAGTTTTATGATTCAGTAACTTATATGGGTTGTCCTGATTGTGGTACGCATGTAGAAATTTATAAAGCTAAAAAGAATCTTGATAGTTATGAAGCGAAATCAAACGCTATCCACTAAAAAAGTTAATAAAGCTTTACAAATACATGCAGGATGGTTGTGGGGTCATGGTTATATTAAGGAAGCTATGGAATGTTTTGACCAAGCTAAACCTGAAAATGATAAAAGAGATTTAATATCTTATAAATTAAGAAAAAAAACTAACAGAGATAAACACGGGAGATATTGTAAATGACGGATCAAACACGATGGGGTATTCCTGAAGTACAGTTAAAGAATAAGGCTAAGAAGTACCAGGATGATAATTATCGTATGGCCAAGGAGCATGCATCACGGCTCACGGACCAAAATAAACAAAAATTAATAGAAGAATTGCAAAAGGGTATGCAAAAAGATCATGGCTCAGTTTAGAATGATTCTAAATTATTTAGGGGTCGCAAGGGGGTCGCAAGGGGGTCGGCGGGTGTCGCAAGTGTCGGCATTTTATGGCAACAATGTGGCAATGGCCATAATTCTGCCACAATTGACTAAAATTCAGGGTAACTTTGCGACCTTTGCGACCCCTTGCGACCCCCTGCCGACGGGGGGGTGTCGGCGATTATTCGTCAATAATACCAATGCTTATAGGTCAATTTTTGGATTTTGCGACACCCTCCAGTTTTTTTTAGTTAAGCGCGTTGAAAAAATAAAAATTGCCATTTAGGGGTCGCAAATGATAAACAGAACTTATGCCTAAAAAATTAAAAACAAAGAGACGTAAAATTGTCAAAAGGGATTGCATTGATGACATACCTTATTCTAAATACAGAGTTGAATGGGTGGACTGTGTTAGTGATTCAGGTTGGGCAGATAAAAATGAATTTGAAAAAATGAGATTAGCTTATCCGGTTAATGAAGGTTGGATATTCTCTAAAGATAAAACATCAATTAAAATGTTTGCCTCTTACGATAAAGATGAGAACGGTATTACGTTTGGGGATCGGACGATGATTCCTCGTCAGTGGGTGAAGAAGATAACGAAGATTCAGTAACTTCAGATGACTCACCTTCAACAGTCTTTGCATTTAAAAGCGGTGCGTAATCGTTTAGAATTTGTTTCATTTTTGCTTCTAACTCTTGTTCTGATAAATCCTCTAATTTTCCTGTTTTTATTATTTTTCGGTCTATATATAATCCTGCTGCTTTTCCTCGGTTGGCTTCAGCATTTACAGCGCTGGAAAAACTTCCTTTCTTTAAAGCGGCTTCTCTCAAACGAGCAAGCTCA